ACTTCTTTTTTCGCAGAAATATTTCCAGACAATCTAATAGGTCTTCCCCCAGTAATAGCAGAAGGATTTACTGGGGAAAGTTTTTTAGATTTGAGTGACTCAGTAAAGTTTTTTATTGTTGTCTGAGCTTGTCTTTCTGCCATTTAATTACAACGATGTTGTTGTTTTATTTTTGTTATTTTCTTCTTCGATATAATCAATCAACATCTGCACATAAATCTCTCTTTCCCATGGAAGCATATATTCAATTTCTGTGAGAGACCACTTATGATGTTGTAATAATATAAAGTTAACTCTAAAGAAATTTTCTAGCGACTCATGTGCTAGGGCTATGCGAAAAAAGACGCAAGACCCTCCAATACAACATCACTCTCAACATTAGTTACTGGATTGGTAACTTTAACTGTATGAGATAGCTTTGGCATACTCTCAAAGAATTTTTGAATGAGTAAGAATTGAGCAGTGTCTAAACTATCTAAGAATTCATTAATTTCTTTTTTAGTAAAACTCTTAGTCTCGTATACGTCTTCACCTTCCACAACCTGTTCAATACATGAAGCAGCAATTTCAAATACATCTTCAGTTTTTGCATTAGCAGTGAAGTTTGTTTTAACAAACATTTCCATGCTAGGATATTTCATCACGACGGAAATTGTATCAGTTAGTGGAATAATTCTAGAATGATCTTCGGATTTTTGAACTTGAATATCTTCAACATTGATTTCAAGAGGAACTACAGTTTCTCCATCATCTGGACATGTAATATTTAAATCAATCTGCTCTCCGACAGATTTTGCACGAATATTGAGGAACAAATACTCAATATCAAATACAGCAAGATCATCAACTTTGATTTTTGAAACAATACAGTTCTTCAAAATAGTTTTGACTGCATTGATCATTTGGTTTTCATCTTCAGATTCCATAGCCATCAGAAGAACTTTTTCTTCTTTTACTAGGAATGGTCTATATTTAATTAACTGATCGGTTGATGGTAAACGCAATTCATACGTCGGGGTTACAATTTTTGGTAAAGGCATAGTGAATACTATAACATAATCTCAAATTATTTAGGTGAGGTCATTCCAACTTGTCGTGACACGAGTTGAACCTTCACCAGTCTGAGAGGATGGTACTGCAAGATCGTATTCAAATGTTGCTTGTACTTTCACTAATTGAGATGAACCACTAGACAATGGAATGGCAGATATTGTTGTGGGGAATGCATTCCTCAGTCTAACCGAATATGTTGCAAATGGTTTGCCAAATCCTGGAAGAAGATCACCTTTATAATCTGGAATAATTTCATTGTTGCGATAAAAATTACTTCCATCATCCACTGTAGCATTTCTCAATCTAGTATTTTTCCTGCTACTTTTATCACGTTCTAATTTAATTACAATTATATCACAGCAATATTCATCTCTATATCTAGTTCTTCCTAAATTTCCTCTAGAGTTCATATTAATATTAGTGTTAGCAACATTTGCTCCAGCCAATGACACACTAGTATAAATGTAATTTCCCCATGCATCAAAGAATCTTCTGATATGAGAATCGGCATCTAGGATGAATGAGATTGTGATTTCATTATTGACAATTCCATATGCATATTTCATTGTAGGAGTGTTTGTAATCCTATAATCTCCAGTGGAAATAGAGTATCCAGGGATAGAACACTCATCAGCATATACTCTAAAAAGTCCTTCCATGAATGACTGATCATTAATATTCTTATCTCCAGTCATTCCTAGTGTAAGGAGATTTCTAATAAAGTTATTATCTTTATTGGACTGATTACTCAGTAAAAATTGAATATCATAAAAATTACTTAGAGAAAATCCATACCTCTGGACATATCCTCTAAACTCTGTAAAATTCTTAGGAGTAGTATTAATACTCATCTACTGCTATCTCCCCAAACAAAGGACTTACTAACTTGTTTATACGATCCTCTCTGCCTACTCACAAAACTTTCAAGTGGCAAGAAAATAGATTTAATCCAGTCGTCACTATTTATTTTAAAAAGCGGTGTCTCAAGACCTTCATAAACATAATTATGAAAGCACTGTTTTGGAATTGTTGGTCTACCATCTTGAATACTTTTTAATACTTTATATCTAGTTGGAAGATTTAGATAATGCAAATTTGCACCAAAGAATTTTCTACCCCCCTGAAGCATATACACTAATGGAAATTCATCATAGTATGGGAGCTTTTTTGCCCATGTTGCATTGTATTCAAACAAGTATAGATTTCCCCCAGCAGGAGCTAAAGTCTCATCTAGAGTTACTAGTGTCTTGTATATATCATTCTTTCGTGCAACTTCAGCAACTGTATCCTTGTACCAACTATAGGATAGGGTATGAAATCCCTTTCTCTTTTTGTTGGCAATTTCATCTACCTGTTGAAATATATTTAATTGCTCAGTATTTTTAGTTCTTGCTGATACCTCTCTTCTCATACCTTTAACTCCGATTCTGTGAGTACTTTGAATCTCCACATTCTATCTTCACAGAATTGTTTGGCAGCCTCCCACTTTGCTTGATTCTTTACGTATTCAGTCACTTCATAGATATAACTTTTGGTCTGACGCTTAGGTTTTTTGGGAGGAACTGTTTGTTTACTTGGTTTGATCTCAATCAAATATTTTACAATAGTACCGTCACTCTCCTGGATCTTGACATAGAAATCAACAAAATACCTATGTACTCTGTTGTCTAATGGAGATCTATATGGTATGACAATTTCTTCAGATGCCCACTCCAATATATTTGGTCTTGTATCACAGTACTTCATGAACTTTAATTCCCATGAAGATCGGTAAATTATATTTCTATAATCTCCTTTGTATTTGTGAATATTTTTGGGAACAAATTTTCCCTTTAAAGTATTCATAAATACTTATTATAAAAGACGTATCATAAAATATTTATGGGAGCTGCTAGTAAAAGTTATAGTAGTGAATATAAAGAGGGTCAATTTGGCAAAAATTTGCATTGGCCAGATAAACAAGATATGTTTGATATGTTGCAAATGGATATATTGGAGTATCTTCCAATAGCAAAATCAGTACCCAATAATGCTGCAACAGAATTTACTGCAGTGACTAATATTCAAAGTATCAATACTGTATATGATGTAGTAGATGGTGCCAAAAAACCTAGGCCAAGAAAAAAATTGAATACAATATTATTACCAGTTCCAAATGATATTAACTATTCAGATCAATTAAATTGGTCAACTGATCAAGTGAACATTATTGGAAAAATGCTACCCGCATTGGCTGGAGCTGCTGCAACTGGACAAGGAAATATAGGTGAATTAATTGGAAAATTAGCTCGGGGTGGAACTCCAGAATTTTTACTTAACGCATTATCCAATCTTCCTGGTCCGTATCAAGTATCAGCAGAAACGTTGACTCAAGGTATTGGTGGCAAAGTACTAAACCCATATGTTGAGCAAATATTTAAAGGAATTGGAATGAGAGAATTTAATTTCTCTTGGAAACTTGTGCCTAGAAATTCAAATGAGCAATCAAAGATTCATAACATTATTAAAGCTTTACGATATTATTCATTGCCAAACTATAGCACTGCTGGTGTCATAGATATGAGTTCAGATCCAGCATTCCAAGGATTTGAAGATACAGTTAATTTAAAAGATAGATGGTTAACAGTTCCAAATATCTTTAAATTAACTTGGAAGCAAGCAGGGACAGAAAGCTTAGAGATACAATCTTTACCAAGAATAAAACCTTGTGTGTTAAAAAATATTCAGGTTAACTACACTCCAGATAATGTATGGGCTACTCATATCACCACCAATGGACCTGGATTGAGTGGTCCAGCCCCAGTTGCATATAATATCACTATAACATTTGCTGAAACAGAAATTATCACTGGTCATGAAGTTATCCCAGGATCCGAGGGAGGATACTAAAAATGTTTTTTGACGCACAACCAAATTTTTATTATCCTTATAAGGGTGGATTAAAGTTATCAAAAAATTTATTCCGACGAGTTAGATTTAGAGATAATCTTAACGCTTTATATGTAGCATCTACAAGATATACTATTCAGCAAGGAGAAACTCCAGAGAAAATTTCAAATCGAGTATACGGTTCTCCAGATTGGTATTGGACTATTTTACTACTGAACAATATTATTGACGTAAATAATGATTGGCCAATTTCAGACTATGAGCTAGATTCTGCTATAGAGAAAAAATATGGAACTAGCCAAGACAAAATTCGTTTCTGGGAAACCAAAGAAGTTTATGAAGGAAATAATATTGTTTTAGAGGGTGGTGTAATTATAGAATATAATCAAGATACAACAGCTCAACAAGTTGCTGGATATTATCCATCATATTCATTCCGTCAACCAAATGGAATTCTATTGACTGGTGCTCAGGTCATGATTCCAGTTACCAACAGAGAGTTTGAATATAGAGAGAACGAAAAGAAAAAAGAAATATTTTTAATTAGACCATCATTCTTGACTACTATGGAAGAAGAGATCAATTCTCTGTTTGCATACGAGACTGATTACAAAATTGATTCTGCTGGAGTTAGATTCTCCGAAACCGAGATATAAAAAATGGGGGTCTATAACCCCCTTAGTATTATCAGTCTTCCTCAGCTAGTCGAGCAAAGTAGCTTAGGGTATCATCTTCATCGTCATCACTACTGGTTGATCGTGAGGAGAAGGAAGGAGCAGCACTAGAAGCAAAGGATTCTACTGTGGTCTCTTCTTCATCTTCATATGTCTCACGGTCAATACGTGGAGCTGGACGAGAATTTAGAACATCATTCAGACGCTTCTGGAGTTCATCATAGCTCTTGAAATTTTCCTCAGATGAGAATTGAGCTAGGCTATGAGTCTTTGAATAGATCTGCTCTAGTTGATCGTCATCAAAACTACCTAGTGTACCAGGATCTGAAAACTCAGACTTATCGTAGTTCCAATAACCATCGACCTTACGGATCTTTAGTTTGAAATCAGCACCAGTCCAGAAGTCAAATGGATTGATTGGCTTCTCGTCGGCAAATGCAGGTTGCATGGCTTCAGTAATCTTGTCGAAGATTTTCTTGCCGAACTTATAGAGGAATACCTTACCTTCGTTTTCTGGGTGGGCAGGATCCTTTACTACGTAGATGTTGGTGTAGTAGGATAGCTTGCGTTTTTGCTTGCGAGCAATTTCTTTGTCCTTCTCACTACCACTGTTCCAAAGCTGACGGTTGAGGTCACCTACGGGATCTTTCTTGTTGAGAGTGGTTAGTGAGTTTTCGATGTACCAGCCACCAGGACCCTGGAAAGCATGGCTCCATACCTTTGCCCAAGGTACATCTTCACCTTCGGGTGCGGGGAGGAATCGAATTACAGCGTAACCATTGCCTGACTTGTCCATCTCAGGCTTCCAGAACCTATCGTCACCACCACCTTCTGTGGTGGACATCTTTTCGATTTCTTGGGTTAGTTTATCAAAGGAATTACCTGAGTTACGCTTTAGTGTTGCAAAAGACATGTGGATTCTCCGTATTTGTTGGATTGTTTGGATTTGGCTTGTGGACCCGAACCCATGAGACCATGGTAGCAGGGTCAGATAGATTTGTCAAGCCCTTCCTTGGCGGTGGCGATGTCCTCTTTCATCTGAGTAAAGATTTGTGAAACATCGACATTAGAAGGAATCCCAAGAAATGTGGCAGAGGCACGAATCATTTCTACGAACTCTTCGGCTTCTCTGTCACTAGAATACTTCGCTCTGAAGTAAAGTAATTCTTGGAGTTCAACCAGTCTTTCTAATTTATCTAGACATTCCTTACGGTTTTCTTCCGATCTTCCATAAGGACCATACATCAATGTAGCAATTTCTTGATACAAAGATGACATCTCTTCTACTTCATCACGAATTAATTCTTGTTCAAAGAAAGACATTAGCTGTTAACCTTAGACAAAAGTATCTGCTTATATTTAGGTTTGTCGATAGAAAGGAATGGTTCGTATTTCACCACCCGTTTCTTTACTCCTGGCCAAACAACAGGATCGACAATGGTAGCATCAAAATCTTTGATGTAGTTTAATAATTGGTTAAAGATAACCAACGTTTCTAAAGATATTGAATTGGACAAATACTTCTTCAATAAAGGTGGATGAGTAGAAGTTATTTTAAATATATCTTCAAAGCTGTTATCACTGAGTAAGGTATCTACATCATTTGTAAATACAAAACTCATACTTTGAATCTTCTTCAACCACTCGGTATATACAGAAGTATTCTGTAATTTGTAAATGTCTCCAATCCAAGCATCTTCATTCTGCACAAAATGTGATACAAAATACTGTATCAATTCTTCCTGGTTAAATTTCGTGCCTAGTTTTTTAAAAAAATATTTGTCCCTTCGTTTTTCAAAAGATTGAAGGGTAGTTCTTGTTTTTCCGTTAAAGGTAAAATAGTTGTAACTATCTGAGGTGAAGTGTAATTTTATTGCGAGATAAAGTTTATAAACTTCAAATCCATTCATAGAGGAAGTCTTGCACGAGAAGTTCGTTTCATAAAGTTCATACGCTGGGCATCAACTTTAAGCTTTTCCTTCAGGGGTTTTGAGATTAGTTTAGAAACATTCTCTAATTCAATTTCGTTCTCTTCACAGTATACTAATACTGCATCAATGTAGTTGAGACCGCCTTGATTAGTCTTGACGATCTCTTCTACTTCCATAGAAAATTTGGCTGCTGTCATAAATTTGTCTTCAAATAATTCATCTAGTTCGTTGTTCTTCATAGGCTTTGATGTATTCCATTAGTACTCTCATGTATTTCATGATGTCGTACTCCTGGAAGACTTGAATTTCTCCATCTTCACAGGCGATTAAAGTGACGAGTTTCTTTACTTTGATTCCAGTACGTTCATAATACATCATTGCATATGCACATTCCTGTGCAATGTAATTTTCAATCCAATCTCGTTTCTTTGGTTCTGTGGAAGATTTGAAGTCTATAATTGCGAGTTCATTTTCATATTCTGCAATGCAATCAACTCTTCCAGCAAGTTTTAATTTGTCGCTATACAAAGCACCTTCTAGGACATGGATGTTATTGATTTTGTCCAGGAAGGGTTTCAAGTGTTTAAACATGAATAGAGGAAGTACTTTGTCTTTGTACTTCTCTTCATCGAATACATTATTTAGGTAATCTTCATTCATTAGATGAAGATTTGTTCCCCTGGATGCTGCTCTAGAAGAAATCCGATTTGCTTCTGCTTCACCTACACGCTTCCTCCACTTTAAAATTGATTCCTTTGATTTGGCACCAATGACAGTTGTAACGGAAGGATATTTGTTTCCTTCTGGGGTAACATAAAACCTTCCTTTATCGGTTGTTGCTGCTTCTAGATCAATCAGTGGAGCATGATTTAAATGTATGAACACATCAAAAACCCAAATTCAGTTTACTAATTAGATAACTTCTGATCAAGCCAGAACGAACAATATCTTGGATTCCAAATTCTACCATGGAAAACTCTTCCATAGTTTGAAGAATGCTCATAAAATTAAGAATACCATTTCTTTCATTGGTCTTGAGTAGATCAGTTTGTTGAACATCACCACAAAAAATAATTTTAGAATTCTGCCCAACACGAGTGATGATAGAATCCAACTCATGGAAGTTTAGGTTCTGACTTTCATCCACAATGATGATACAATCATCTAAGGTTGTGCCTCTAATGAATGATGTGCTCCAGAAACTAATTGTTCCTTGACCTTTTAGATTACCATATAGAGCTTCAAAGGAAGCATCGTCTGGCATCTCAAACATATACTTTACCATGTTCTTATATGGAATCTGGTAAAGTGAAGATTTATCTTCATGATCTCCAGGGAGGAAACCAATCTCTCTAGTGGAAACTAGGGAACGAACCATATAAACTTTTTCATATGGGGTCTTATCATTCATTACATCTTTGAGTGCAAGATATAAACTAACGAATGTTTTACCTGTTCCCGCTGCACCATATAAGAATAGATTTTTTTCCTTTGAATATTCTTCAAAGACTTTTTCTTGTGCTGGAGTCAATGGTTGGATATCAACCATATGCTCACTGTCAATGGGCTTTCTACGCTTCATTTTTCTAGCAGACATATCTGCAAATGATGATTCGGACTTCTTTCTACGGGAACTTGTCATACTTCAAAAGTGGAATTTGGATAGGATTTTTTAATGCGACCTAGAACGTC